GTCGCCAGACGAGAACGATGCAAGCACCTGCTGGCGCAAAACTTTGTCCATGCTGCCATCGATTGATGCAGCAGTGATCCCGGCCTCACGGAACTGCGCCGCCACGTTTTCAGCGTGCTCAACGGAGCAGCAAAAACAGATAGCGCGTTTGCCGGGGGCAAGGCGCTGGTAATGAGAAACAGCATCGCCAGTGATTGAACGCTTGTTCATAGCATCCACCAGCTCACTGCGCACAAAGTCCCCCATCTTTGTGTGTACGCCAGAAAGGTCGACGCCAGCGGGCGCAAACAAGCGGTACGGCGAAAGCGCATTCATTTCGATCAGCTCTTTGACCGTTGGCCCTTGCACCATGCACTCAAACAAGTCGTTCAGGCCTTCACCAGACAAACGAATCGGCGTGGCAGTCACGCCTAGCAAGCGCGCGTTTGGGCAGGCTTTGATTACGGTGCCCCAGGTTGATGCAGCAATTGCGTGATGCGCCTCATCGACGATGATCAAATCCGCTGGTTCATAACGATCAAGACGTCTAGCAAGCGTGAACACCGATGCCACTTGAACCTGGGCATGTCTGTTGCCAGGATACCCGGCAGCAATCATTCCGTGCTCAACGTTGAAGCTGCTCAATGTACGGCTGATCTGCTCAAGCAACTCAACGCGATGCGCAAGAATCCAGACACGCAGGCCTTTTTCTTTTGCCGCACGCGCCATGTATGAAAAACAAACTGTCTTGCCGCCACCAGTCGGAAGCACAAGCAACTGCCTGCGCTTTCCCGCAATAAAGTTGGCGCGTGCATTTTTGACCAAGTCTTCTTGGTAATTGCGAAGTGTGATGGTCATGGCATGTCGGGCCAATGGCGGTTGCTTTTTGATTGATTGTCAAATGCCGAAATAATTTGAAGATTGGCTTCGCAGTGAAGCCCGGAAACGATGGGGCTCAACAACGGAACAATATGATCAACGTGACATTTTTCTCCAGAATTGCGCCTGCGTCTGGCCTCTACGTAAATTGCCTTCATGCAATCTTTTCTTGCCCAGATTGGTTGAGCTTGTTTTGCTTTTGCAGTCCGCAGCCTTTGATGTTGAACCGCCGATTCTGGGTTTCTTTTGGCCCATGCGTTCGCAATTTCTTTGCGGCGATCAGGGTTTGCATCACGCCATCTTTTTGATCTGGCGTTTGACTGTTCTTTGTTTTTCGCCTGCCGCTCTCTGGCTGCTTTGTTGAGATTCTCGCGATGCTTTTGATGATATTCGGCTTTGGCTTGTTTTAAATAAGCAGCATTTTCAGCTCGCCATTGCTTTTGACACTCTTTGCATCTTGGTTGGTAACCGTTCTTTGATTTGTTGAAGTGCGATGGCGGTTTGTTGGTAAGGCACCCGAAACATTTGATGCCATCATCAAAAACCTTTGTGTAGGCCGTTACGCATCCACAAGAAACAGGGCTTCCTCTTTTCAGCTTTCGTTGAATGTGAGTGGTTCTTTGGATGACGCTGTTGCCGCAATCGCATTTGTAAGCCCATATTGCACCGTTGTCGCTTTTTACATATTCCGATGCAATTAGCCTTCCAAACCGCAGCCCTGTGATATCGATGGTTTTTGCCATGGTTTCCCCAAACAAAAAGCCCTTGGCGCATGTCTCACGCTTTTGCGTGTTGGCGGACCGTGAGTAACGGCAGACATGCCCCAAGGGCTTACTCTGAATCCCCGCCAAGGGATGCAAACATGGTACCACTTTGTCAGCGGCGCAGGCCATAAATCACGTAATCCTCGCCTGCTTCGAGCGGTACAAAAAACACGTCGGCCCGGGCACGCGCTCCAAGAGGCCAGATCGCACCAGGCGACCGAGCGAGGCGTTGACGCGGCGCAGGCCCACTCTTGCGGCGATGTCCCGGGGCAGCTCGTAGCGCGCGGGGGAGATCACCGACAAAAGCATGCGGTCGGCCACCATTACAGCGACCAGTCCTTGGCTGTGCGCAAGATCAAGTCCTCCGCAGTCAGAGGGAGGCCGCGCTCTTGAGCCAGCGCCAGGATGCGCCCCTGCAACGAAGACGGCACGGCCCCGCTGCTGCCGCCCTCGTCCTTGGGCCTGCGCCACCGAACCACGGAGCTGGGGTTTCGCTCAAGGGCTCGGGCGAGCGCGCGAACGCCGCCAAAGGCCTCAATGCACTTGTCAGCAGGGGTATCGGGGAGGGGGTCTTTGGTTTCTGCGATCATGCGGGGGAGTGTAGCGTAAAAAGCAACACTTGCTTGAAAATATCTTTAATAAACCCACAAAAACCCCTTGCGGCCCATTTAAAAGGGTGGCACGATGCAGTTATCGCAACACCAAACGGAGATTGAAATGAGAAATGCAATAACCACGCAAAAGTCTGCTGCTGCTTTTTATGCGGATGCGCGCAGAACAAAAATTACTTATCGCACTGTTGACGCTGCAATTTCAAGTCAAAAGCAAGGTGCATTGCTTGCAAAGTTTGCGCGCCAAATGATGGGTTTGGAGTGATTATGAAAGTCCTTGTTGCTTGCGAATCCAGCGGTGTTGTACGCGATGCTTTTTCTGCGCGCGGACACTTTGCCATGTCGTGCGATCTATTGTCTGCCGAGCGCCCCGGCCCACACCACCAGGGTGACGTGCGCGAGCTGTTGGACCAAGAGTGGGACTTACTGATTGCACACCCGCCTTGCACCTACCTCTCTGTCAGTGGAATGCACTGGACAACCCGAGGCCTGCGCGACCCAAAGCTGACGGAGGAAGCCTTGGATTTTGTACGCCTATTTATGGATGCGCCAATTAAGCGCATCGCAATTGAAAATCCCGTCAGCATCATTAGCTCGCGCATCCGCAAACCTGACCAGATCATCCAGCCGTACCAGTTTGGCCATGACGCCAGCAAAAAAACTTGTTTATGGCTTAAAAACCTGCCGCCCTTGCGTCCAACCAGTTTTGTTGAGCCGCGTGTTGTAAATGGCAGACCTCGTTGGGACAACCAAACCAACAACGGTCAAAACAAACTACCACCAAGTAAAGACCGTTGGCGTCTGCGCAGCAAGACTTATGAAGGTATTGCTTTGGCAATGGCCAGTCAGTGGAGCATTTAACTTTTTAAGGAGCGCCTCATGAACCAAGTCCACCCCGCCATGCAGCAAGCGCTGCGTTATTTTGGAGCCACCACCCCACCAGCACAGCCTGCACCTGTGACTTCCGCCATGCAGCAAGCGCTGCGTTATTTTGGAGCCCCCATGCAACACTTCACGGTCAACCCGGCACTGCCCCACCCTGACAGCGACAGCGAGCCACAGGCTTGGCCGCTGGACGAGGCAATTGCCTACGCGCTCAAGGTTCTCAAAGACCCCAAAGCAGATCAATTTGCCAGAAATTACGCAGCCGACGAGCTGGACGCCGCCTGGATCAACCACGAGGAGCAATCATGAAAACCGAACTTTTGAAAACCGCCCGCCGCCTTTGGTGCGTAGGGCACGCCGACCGCGCAACTCAGCGCCGCAACATGCTGGCCTGGGTTCGATCTGTGCGCCAGCTTGGCAGCCGCTGGGTGATGGCCAAGCAGGAGAAACGCCTGGCTGCACCGGTCCCAGAGGGCCTGATCAGCAGCCTGGTGCTGCCGTTTCCCATGCGCACGGCGCGCAGTCTTGGTGAGGCCTACGAGGCACGGAGGAAGGCATGACCACCAGCGAGCGCGTTGCCTACGCCTACGCCTGCAGCCGGTGCACAGGATCTGGCCGCATGTCGCAGTTTGCCAACGTGATCGGCGGCGAGTGTTTTCGCTGCCAAGGCACGGGCAAGCAATTCACCAAGCCCGCCAAACCTTCACCGAAGTGGGCCGTGTTTGGCCAGCACCGCGAGACGGGCGAGTGGCTGCGGCTCTACAACGTGGTCGCCAGGTCCAAGCCTGCAGCGATTGCCAAGGCGCAAGCGGTGTGGGCTGATGGCAGCCACCACTTCAAAGACACCTACACCATGAACGGCGCACGCGCCATGAAATGGACCGACATGGCCAGCGTTGTGGCGCTGACGTGGAAAGAAGCACTTAAACCCGAAACCAAGGAGAAAGCATGAGCACACCAATCCAATTCACCGGCACCGTTAAAGCCTGGGCCACCAGCCAATGGCGCAACGTTGACCACATCCTGCATTTGGTCAAAGAAGGCGACTTTGATGAAGCCGCCAGCGTGATGACGTACACCAATAACGACATGAGCGACGCCGAGGGCTGGGCAGAGGCGGGCGTCGCCACCATCGCCATCACACTCCATCCCCGCGATGAGTTGGTCGCCAAGGAGCTGGAAGGCCTAAGCACTCAACTTCAAAAAGTCCGAGCAGAAAACCAGCAGCGCGAGAACGCCATCCTTGACCGCATCAGCAAACTGCAAGCACTGGAGCACGCAGCATGAACAACACAAACACAGGTGGGCCAGCGTTTCCAAACGAAGGTGGGCCAGCGTTTCCATGGAACGAAAACGGCATGACCCTGCGCGACTACTTTGCAGCCAAGGCGATGCAGGCCGTGATCGCCCGTGGTGACGACACAAACCGCCCCGGAATGGCCGAGTGGTCCTATGCCATGGCCGACGCCATGCTGAAAGCGAGGCAAGCATGAACGAAGACGAAGACAAGCCCACCCCGGCTGATGGGCAGTTGGTGTGGGTAGTGGTGGCATTTATTGTGTTGATGCTGGGCCTGTTGACATTAAGGAGTTGTTTATGACCAAAGACGAAGCACTCGACTTGGCGCTGGAGGCGCTGGAAGATATTGGCGATGAGTGGGGGTTTACATCACAAAGAACTGTACCCAAACGAAAAGAAGCCATCACCGCGATCAAGCAGGTCCGGGCCCTCGACAAGAAGGCAGAGAACGCCCGTGAGTTGGGGCTGGACTATGGACCTGTGGCGTGGAGCGATACCAGACAATCGGAACTCAACGACTGGTTCCTGTCTTTGCCAACGGAGCGGCAAGCCGTGCTGCTGGAGGACAAATGGATGCTTGCTGGTGCTGCCTTTCTTGCCGGGAAAACCACCCCACCAGCAGCACAGCTAGCACCCGAGCAATACACAGCACTGGAACAAGCATTGACCCGACTGCAAAAGCGGTATGCGGAGCTTGAGGCCAAGATCGCAGCACAGCGGCAATGGGACTACGACACACTATACGCAGCGTGGCATGCAGTTGGAGCCGATGTGGCAGGCCTCAAGTGGGAAACTTTTGTAGCCAAACTCAAGGAGAAGAACAATGGATGAAATTAAATACGAATTCTTGGAGCCGCCAGAGCCATCCCGATGGGTATGCTACATGTTTGGCAACAGACCGGGAGGTATGGGTATTGTCTACACGCCAAGACTTGGTAATGAACCAAACTGGTTTGCGCGTTGGATGATGCGGGTATGTTTCGACTGTTTGTGGGTGAAGGAGAAGCCATGAGAGACACGACAGACATGGCACGCGAGGCTGACTTTAGTGTTGGCGACAAGTTTGCTACTGGTAGTTTGGATGATCTAAAACACCTTGTTGCCCTTGTCCGTGCTGATGAGCGCAACCGCACATGGACGCAAGAGCATTGGACCGAGTACGAGCGCAGCATTGTGGCAGCCGAGCGTGAGGCGTGTGCCGATAAGACTGGCGAGTTTGCGCGAAAGTGGTGGTCGATTCATTGCGATAGCAACAAGCACATGGAGACAACCCGGAAGGCTCATGACGATTTCTGCGCCCTGCAAGCTGCCATCCGAGCAAGGGGTAACACATGAAAATAGCTTCAATTTTCACAGACGAAGAACTGGCTCTGATTGATTCAGGCAAGTACACGCCGGGACGAGCGGTGCTGGACGCAAAACTTGATTTGGCTGTTGCAATGGAGCGTGAGGCGTGTGCAAAGGTGTGTGAGGAGTTGCTTATGTGGAACGAAGATGACCCCGGAAGCAGTGCAGCCAAAGCCATCCGAGCAAGAGGAAAGATATGACGAAGCAGAATTACAAATGGCTCAATCGTAGAGTGGCAAAACTTGGTCCTTTTTTGACACTGTGTTTGACAAAAGAAGAGCAAGATCACGTCACAAAAAAGTTGCTTGGCCGTGATTTAGATTTTCCGGTTGCCGGGGCGCACTGTCACGCTTTTGAAAACAAAATCACCAATGAGCTATGCGCGGTGGTGTCTGTTAGTGAAGACAGTCAAAAAAAATGTAACGCCATTGAGATGGCTGGGTTATTGATTCACGAGGCTGTTCATGTGTGGCAGCGTTACGCTGAAAACATGGGTGAATCTATTCCTGGCTCGGAGCAAGAGGCATATGCTATACAAGGTATTTCGCAAGAGTTACTAGACGAATATGCAAGAAGGATTGGGAGTGAACCATCATGACCGAAGACGAAGACACGGCCAACCCCGGCTGATGGGCAACTGGTGTGGGCCTTGGTGGCCTTCATCACGTTAATGATTGGACTTTTAACAGGAGTTGTTTATGAGAGACATAACATACAAGACCCTTGACTACATTTACGACAACGATTGGGTGCGTAGGGTGTGGTTGGCTGTTGCGTGGCATGTTTGCCACAAAACACCAAGCGATGGGACAAATCTGTACCGTCAAAACGCAAAAGGGCAACCCGGCGTTTGGGCGTGTGCCGCCCACAGCAAGCCAGTAGACGATGAACTGGTTCGTATCGTGGCGCATCTTGCCACTACCACACCAGAGAAAGGCCAGAAATGATTGGAATCACATTAAGGCAGCAAGCCATCCATCACGCCACATCATGCGGATGGAGTAGTGACTCAGCTAAAACCGTGGCTGATATTGCAGTCGAGGTGGCTGAAAGCAATTTCCCAATACTGAACTCCGCGCATTTCGGGCGGGTAATGCGCGAGGCAATGCAAGTTGACGCCGAAGCCGCCCACGGCATCACAGAGAAAGGCCAGCAATGAGCACCGATCAGCAGATTTTGGATTTTGACCCGTTTGAAGGCGACTTTGGGACGCCCGGCGACAAAGTGTTCACCAATCGGATGGCCGTAGCGCGAAAGCCAGGCCCTTGTAGCCACTGCGATGCCGAAATAGCCAAAGGTGAGCGAGTTCGCCGCCAAGTGAGCAAATTTGACGGGGAGTTGATGACGCACCGATGGTGCTCCCTGTGCTGCAAGGCAATGGCCGAATACGAAGAGCAGTCATGCGATGAAAACCGCGACACGCTTCCCGACTATGAGCTTCGCGCCACACTTGCCGCCTCACCAAAGAAAGGCCAGCTATGACCAAGATACTAATTGAAGAAGCCACATTGAAGCTGGCGCTGGAGGCGTTGAATACGACAGAAAGCGATTGTGGAAGCCGTGCATGGGAGCGAGAGCAGGAGGCGATCACCGCCATCAAGCAGGTCCGCGCCCTCGACAAGAAGGCAGAGAACGCCCGTGAGTTGGGGCTGGACTATGAGCCTGTGGCGTGGAGCGATACCAAACAATCGGAACTCAACGACTGGTTCCTGTCTTTGCCAACGGAGCGGCAAGCCGTGCTGCTGGAGGACAAATGGATGCTTGCTGGTGCTGCCTTTCTTGCCGGGAAAACCACCCCACCCGCACAGCCAGCCCACTTGGCGCAAGTGGTTCGAGCACACATCCAAGACTTACGCGCATGCCTGCCCACACTGCGAGAACACAAGCTGTCTGACACGGCGGCAGAAGTCGAAAA